ACTGTGTTGTAGTTGCTTCTCCTGACAGAGCCGCTGTTGTCACAACAGGCACAACAGCAAGTGTTCTCTTAACAACCAATGATTACACAAATTCATCCTACTTGTTTGTTGATAACAACTATCTGAAAGTGTTTGATAAATATAATGACCAGTATATCAAGATTCCAGCCGCTTCTTCTACAGCAGGTCTCATGGCTGCAACTGACTTAGTTGCCGCTCCATGGTTCTCTCCTGCTGGTCAGAGACGAGGTAACTATCTTGGTGTGACTGACATTATATTGCAACCAACTAAAACAGACAGAGACACACTCTATAAAGCTGGTGTCAATCCTGTAGCAAACATTCCTGGACAAGGTGTGTTGCTCTTCGGTGATAAAACGAAGACTAATAGACCTAGTGCTTTTGACCGCATCAATGTTCGTAGACTCTTTCTCGCTATTGAGAGAGCAATCGAAATTGCTGGTAAAAATGTTATGTTCGAATTCAACGATGAGTTTACTCGTGCAGAGTTTGTCAATATCGTTGAGCCATTCCTTCGTGAGGTTCAGGGTAGACGCGGTATCACAGATTTCCGTGTAGTGTGTGACGAAACAAACAACACAACTGCTGTTGTTGACCGTAATGAATTCATCGCAAGCATCTTCATCAAGCCTGCTCGTTCTATCAATTATGTAACGCTTAACTTCGTTGCTGTTAGAACTGGTGTAGACTTCGAAGAAGTTACAGGCACGGTGTAAGGAGAGAAAAAAATGGCAATTTTAGGTATTGACGACTTCAAGGCAAAAATCAGAGGTGGGGGCGCACGTCCAAATCTCTTTAAAGCCACAATTAACTTTCCAGCATATGCACAGGGTGATGTAGAAATCACTTCGTTTCTTTGCAAAGCGGCTCAATTGCCTGCATCTGTAATGAACTTCATTGACGTTCCATTCCGTGGGCGTCAATTGAAAATCGCAGGTGACAGAACATTTGAAACATGGACTCCAACAATCATCAACGATACGGACTTTGGTGTCCGTAACGCAATGGAACGTTGGATGAATGGTATCAATGCTCACCAGGCAAATACAGGCTTTGTAAATCCAGTTGACTATCAAGCAGACTTGATTGTAGAACAGATTGACAGAGACGAAACAGTGTTGAAAACATACAATTTCCGTGGATGTTTTCCAACAAACATTAGTGCGATTGACTTGAACTACGAGACTGTAGACCAAATTGAAGAGTTTACAGTTGAGTTTCAAGTGCAATACTGGGAGTCAGATACCACAGCTTAATGTGGTTATAAGTAGTGGGGACGGGGCAATAATGTCCCGTCCCAATAACTAATCGTAATGTAGGATAGGAACTTTGGCAGAGCAAGATAATAGTATCATCAAACTTTTTGGTTTCGAACTAAAACGTGCTGGACAAGCCGATAGTAATAAAGAACAACCAAAACTCAAGTCCGTTGTTACAAAGACTGACGATGATGGCGCAGGATATGTAACTGCGTCTGGTTCACACTATGGTCAATACATTGACATGGAAGGTGAACAAGCAAAAGATAACGCTCAACTAATTATGAAGTATCGTGGCGTTGCTCATCATCCAGAAGTTGATGCCGCCATCGAAGATATTGTAAATGAAACCGTTGTCGGCGACGAAGGTCTATCATGTGAAATCAACTTAGATAAAGTTGAAACAAGTGACTCTATCAAAAAACAGATTACCGAAGAATTTAATGACATCTATAGCATGTTGAAGTTCGGTGAACTCGGTCACGACATCTTCCGTTCATGGTATGTTGATGGACGTGTATATTATCATCTCGTAGTAAACGAAAGTAATACTAAAGCAGGTGTCCAAGAAATTCGTCCAATTGATGCAGCCAAGATTCGTAAAGTAAAAGAAGTCAAGTATAAAAAAGACCCAGCGACTGGCGCAAAGATTGTTGACAAAATTAATGAGTTCTTTATTTTTCAAGAAAAACCAGGAACTAATCAAGGTGTTCGAATGGCACCTGATTCTATATCATATACAACTTCTGGGCTCCTTGACCCAAGTAAGAGACAGGTTGTATCATATCTACACAAAGCATTAAAACCAATTAACCAGTTGAGAATGATGGAAGACAGTCTTGTCATCTATCGTCTCGCTCGTGCGCCTGAACGCCGCATCTTCTATATTGATGTAGGTAACATGCCTCGTCAGAAATCTGAAGCGTATATGAGAGATATCATGTCTCGTTATCGCAATAAGATTACTTACGATGCTACGACAGGTGCGTTAAAAGATGACCGCAAGCATATGTCTATGCTTGAAGATTTCTGGCTGCCTCGTAGAGAAGGTGGTCGCGGAACAGAAATCACGACACTTCCAGGTGGTGAAAACCTAGGACAGATTGACGATATTGTTTATTTTCAAAAGAGACTGTATCGTTCACTCAATGTTCCAGTTAATCGCCTAGAACAAGAGTCTCAATTCTCTCTTGGTCGGTCTACAGAAATCAGCCGCGACGAAGTTAAGTTCCAGAAGTTTATCGACCGCCTTCGTAGTAGGTTCTCAATGCTCTTCCTTGGTATTCTGAGAAAGCAATTGCTTCTCAAAGGAATCATTACTGAGCAAGATTGGGAACAATGGAAAAGTGATATATATGTTGACTTTCAACGCGATAATCACTTCACTGAACTTAAAGACGCAGAACTGCTTAGAGAGCGTCTGCAAACTCTTGACCAAATCTCACAATATGTTGGTGAGTATTTCTCTCGTGAATGGGTAATGAAAAATGTAATGATGATGTCAGACGAAGACATCCAACAAATGAAAGATGAAGTCGAAGGCGAGAATGCGGCCGGCGGCGATGAAACTGAGGAAGAATAAACTATGACTGAAGAAGTTCAAGAACTTGAGGTAGAAACTCAAGAAACAAATCCTATTGAAGACCTTATTAACAATATCACAGCAGGTGAGTTGAATAAAGCAGAAGGTTCTTTCAATGACATTTTAAATGACAAACTTGCAGATGCTCTTGAAGCACAACGTATTCAAGTTGCGGCTGATGTGTTCAACACACCAGAAGGTCTTGATGATGAAGAAGACATCGTAGACGAAACTATTGAGGACGAAGATGAGACGCTTGAGTTGGGTGGAGAAGGTGAGGATGGGCTTGATGCCGACATCGAAGCCGAAGACGAAATCTCAGACGAAGAAATCGAAGACGCCATTGAACAAGTCTTCGACGAAGACGAAGAAATCTTAGCGGAGTTAGATGATGATGAAGATTAAACTGAAGCCGTGGAATGAAATCCCGCTCTGGCGCAAAGTGCTTAGAGTGTGGTTCATTGGTCTAATACCACTCAAAATCATACTTATTATGTCTGGTGTTAGTTTTGGCGTCACTTATTTACTATTTGGCGTGTAGTTAAAAGATTTATTTGTATAAATAAAACTATGAAAACATATAAAGAACTTCTTAGTGAACTCAAGGGTCGCAAACCAAAAGGTGAAGTGGTCTTCGATAAAAAGGTCAAAAGAATCCCTGTCCTAATCACTAAGGAGAAGGGCACTCTGCCTTTTGTTGTGTATATTGATGGCGACCGACTGGACGCTTTCAAATCACAGAAAGATGCAGAAAGGTCTGCTATGAGAGTAATAAAGGAATTAACATGAAGTTAATCACAGAATTTACTGAAAACGAAACTCTACAGTGTATTGTAGAGAAAAAAGAAGATGGTGAAAAGAATTACACCATCGAAGGCGTTTTTGCACAAGCAGACAATAAGAATCGCAACGGACGGATTTACCCTAAACCTATTATGGAAAGAGCGGTAAAACAATACGTTGATACACAGGTTAGCAAGAAGCGGGCTGTGGGTGAGTTAAATCATCCCGAAGGTCCGACTGTTAATCTGGATAAAGTTTCTCATCTCATCACTGACCTCAAGTTTGAGGGTAATGATGTGGTAGGAAAGGCACAAATTTTGGATACTCCTATGGGTAAGATTGTTAAAGGTCTTCTTGATGGTGGCGTTCAACTAGGCGTGTCAACTCGTGGTATGGGTAGCCTTGAGCAACGGAACGGCGCAATGGTCGTCAAAGACGATTTTATTCTTAGCACGATTGACATCGTGCAAGACCCATCAGCACCAGATGCATTTGTTAATGGAATCATGGAAGGTGTCGATTGGGTTTGGGATAACGGTGTTCTGAAACCTCAGGTAATTGAAAAAATGGAGACTGAAATTAAACACGCTCCGAAGCCCGTCTTATATGAGACGAGTGTTCGGGAGTTCAAGAATTTCCTCTCGTTACTTAAATCTAGTATGTAAGGAGTCTGATATGACTGAAGAAGTAAGAGTCGAAGAAGAACTCCACGATGAAGTAGCAACGGAAATCGTGGATGAAACTCTCGACACAGATGACTCACTTGAGGAAGCAGCCGCATTGCCTAAAGGTGGAGATGCTAAGTCG